AAAGTATCACTTACATTAGTCCCACTAGTAACAATATCACTAGGAGTACTACCACCACCCTCTATACTTCTTGTATTCTCTCCAAAAGTGGCTCCACCTGTAATTGGATTTTTACCTCTTGTATTCTCTCCAAAAGTGGCTCCACCTTTTATACTTTCCCCAAAAGTGGCCCCACCTGTAATTGGATCTTCACCTTTTGTATTTTCCCCAAAAGTGGCTCCACCTGTGATTGGGGGATCGTCTTGTTTGTTCTCCCCAAAAGTAACTCCCCCCGTGAGTGGACGTTTTGAAGGATCTCCAAAAGTAACATCTCCTTCAGGGACAACAGGAATAACAATTGGAGTTTCTACATTAGGGTCAACACCCTCGCCCCCCTCTTCAAATTTCCTCTTTAACCATTCTAATGCTTCTGTTAAAAGGCCCGCTTTTAGCAAAAAGTCAATAATACTTTGGTCATGTTCGCCTCCTGCAAATATACTTACTGGTAATGTCAATACTTCTGATAACTCCCCTGCAGTATTTACAATATCTGCAAGTATATTACCCTTACCATCAGTCCATATACGCTTAACTCGTTCCCCTGTTTCACTAACCTCTTTAATAACATTTTCTATTCCTTCAGAAATATTTTCAGGCAGTCCTCTTATTTTTTCGCCTATTTTATTTATTTGTTCCCATATAGAATCACCAAGCACAAATCTTCCGTCTTTAGCTACAGGAATTTTTAACCCATCGCCTTGTACCCAAGGGGGTAATCCGGGGATTGGGATTAATATAGTGGCGTAAACCCCTTCATCACCACTATGCGTTATTGTTATTCCCGGTAACTTTGGATTTTCTATAGCGTCTTGTACATAATCTGCTGCTTTTCCTATTACATCTAATAGTGTCTCCCCCCAAGCACCCCAATCTGCTCCTTGTTTTTCCGCCGCATTCCCTAAAGCTTTAGCTATTTGCTCTTTGTTTGCTGCATGTTCATCTTTAACTTTTTTTATTAACTCTTGTGCATACTCAGTATCAGCAGCATACTCTTTAGGTTTCCAAAGAGTTTGGTCATAAGCACGTCCTTCTCCATACCATTCTTCTACTGAGTACCCATATTCTTCCCGTTTGCTTTCCAGATATTTTATTTGAGCTAGTTCTTCTGCATCTATAGGCGTAAAATCTGGTTGACCACGGGTTCTAAAATCTTTTGCTGGATCAGAATTAAGCCAATCTGTAAATGATCCAAACTTGTCCCTCGCAGATCCCCCATTTTCCTGCTGCTGCCTCATGTACTCTTTATAGAGTTCTAAAAGTTCTTCTGGAGTAAGGTGAGATAGGGGGTCATCCCCTTGGTTTTCTTCTTCCATTGAATACTTAGGGGCTTCTCCCGCATCTTCTTCTTGGGTAACCCCCGCATCTTCTTCTTGAGTAAACCCTGCATCTTCAAAAGTGCTCCCCGCAGCGTTTCCAAAAGTAACCCCCGCATCTTCTTCTTGAGTAAACCCTGCATCTTTAAAAGTGCTCCCCTCATCTTCAATCGGAGAACTATATATCTCATTCTCGTTTGGTTTAACTGCACCAAAAGTAACTCCCCCACCAAATTCAGACATTTACGTAATCTCCAGTATGCTGGCTACAACATGCAGTCGGTTAGCAGTAGCTGCCGTTACTTTCAATATGTCTCCTGCCTGTAATACAAGAGGAGCCGTAAGTAGTTCTAGGGTTGCGTTAGCTGATATAGCTTTAGTTTTGAACAAACTAAACACCGCACTGGAGCTATTAGTGAGTGTCACCGTTATCGTGTCTGCGTTTCCTGAATCTTCAGATACTATTATTGATTTAACTATACCCGTAGTTAAAGCCGCACAAGTGTACAGCACAGTTATGCTAGTTGAAGTTAAATCTACGGTTGCATTGACGTATGTATTTGCCATTAGCTCATAAACCAAGTAGTTGCTTCAGCTTGATTAATAATCTTATTGCTTCGTAAGGCTTGATCTAATTGATTAAAATACAGCCTTAATACGTTGTTTAAACTATCAAAGTTTTGTTTGCTGTATTCGGTAGAAGCCGGGGGCAACACGGGTGCCTTAAATGTTATGTCGTATTCTGTAGTATCTACTGCCATTATCGTCTTCCGTCGGATCTTATGTCTATTCTAGGAGAACCTAACTGCCATATTACCCCTGAAGTGGTAGATTCTATTTTTAACTGCAACTGTCGCGCTCGTACTCTTGTATTTAATTGCTGAGTATACTTTTCAATAGGTAAGGTAGCCGTGCGCGTGATCGACCCGCTATTACTACCTCCTTCAGAAGTAGGATCATTGTACCCAGACCCTGAATTATTTAATGGTAGCAAGCTCAAAGTAGCAGTGGGACTGTCTGCAGTAGACCCTTCAAATGTAATATCTGGTAATACACGCCAGATAAATGCAAATCTATCCCCATCATCTACATCGAATTGAGCGGAAGATATAGTAGCAGTGATAGCGGTGGGGGTACCTGTTTCGTTGTCATCCACCCCGTTTTCATGCTCGACCAGATTATTTGTGTACGTAGCCCCTATAGGATAATCACGTAGCCCGGAATCTATCCAAGCTGTTCTAGCTAAAGTTCCGTAGTACCATACGTCCTGTTGGTAGTTATAAACCACATATTTATCGATAGAATTACTGTCAAGAGAAGGGTAAAACCACCATACCTCATGGAATGCTTCTATTGTCCCTGCAAATACCTGATCTACCTGTTCTCTATTTATGTCGTTAAATATGTGGCGTCTAAGATCACAACGTAGCTGTTTAGTTGTACCATCATAAACATAGAACTTATCAATACCCATCCAATAAGAAGCTCCATTAGCATAGGCTACACAATTTTGTGAGATTACAGATATATGATCTCCTACTAACTGAGAACTCCACACTATAGGCGCACCAACATACTGTAAGGCATATAGCGCAGAATCCGTCCACACTAGAATTTCCTGCCGTGCTTGAGCAGCCGTTATAATAGAACTCCCCCGCGATAAACGTAGACTGCCAGCCTGATTTGTTGCTGCGGGCGTCCAATTTACTACACTTTCTTGATCTGACCAGCGAATAAGAAGGGGATCTTGAGTAGAAGTTCCTAGCGTATTCGCTCCAAAACAGAAGACAAACCTGCTCACATCTGAAACAAGCACCATATTTGTTACAGTAGGTACATCTGACGCACTAGCTAAACTAGAAACTAAAACAGCCCGACTAGTTAACCCCCCGGAAGAATCCCAATAGTATAAGGCTCCCTGACGAAAGGCGAGAACAAGATCCTCCCCAAATGCAGATTGACTCCATAACCGTAACAGCCTTAATGTATCCGAACTAGTGCCGTTGCCCCATGTACCTGAACCCCACGTACCCGCACTCCATCCTATTAGCGGTATAGCTGTAGCAGTCCCCACAGATATTTCGTACTTACCAACTACAGATGATCCACCATTACCACTATCACTAGCGTTAGCAGTTACAGTATCCCCAGAAGTATCTTTAGCTGTAATTGTAAACGTATTAGCATTTGTAACAGAAGCTATCTGATAGTTTTGATTAAGCACTTCTGCAGTAATAAGCCCTCCTAAAGAGGCTGCATCGGAAAAAGTAACAAACTCATCTGCAGCGGCTCCATGAGAAGCATCAGTAACTGTAATGGTAGAAGACCCATTAGTTGCTGCAAAAGTTACATCTCCTGCACTGGTAGTAGCACGTAGAGGGGTAACATCGTAATATGCGCCCCCCTGACTTACGTAGAATTTAAGGTTAGTGCCTACACCTATGTAGTTTGCACCTCCTAAAGTAACCCAGTTAAACAACGACCTACATGTGCCTAAAAACGTATTAACTGAAGTGCGCGTCCAGCCGCCTATACGTTCTGCATAGCCTTGTCTAAATCTTACTTTATCTGACTCTACCCAAGAGTTTTCATTGCTATAACTAGTCTTTTCTTTGTTTACTCCGGGATTTAACGCTAGTTTTTGTAAAGTCATTTAGGCGCTCGCTAGTGTTAATACTCTGTTTCGTAATCTTCTTGCACGTTCAGGGGTTTGTAAAGCCCATTTACTGTCAATCATGTTAACTGCCCATGATCGGTAGTCTTTATCTTCTACGGCGATATTTGTTTTTTTAAACTTACTTAGCCCGTTTTGACCTAATTGAAAGCACATATTAACAAGCACATGTTGTGCTTCCTGTGGTAAATCCTCCCAATTAGAGTACAGTCTTTTACACCCTTCAATAGCCCCTTGTATATCTTTTTGAAACAACTCGTAACACCTGTCTTCAGTAATACATACCTCTTCAGACACTTCTTCATACGCACCATATACGGGTAAATTAGCTTCTGGGTCATCTGCTTGAACAAGGTGCCCAATCCCTATAGTGTCATGCCCTAATGAGCATTTGTACTTATGTAGTATTTTACCCTCATCACTGGCAATCTCAGCGTATAACCTGACTAGATCTACACTCACTTATTATTACCATTCTTAGTATTAGTGTACGCAGTAGACCCAAACCAAACAGACAGAATACCAGCGGCACTAACATAGTAAATACTGCTCATCGCACCTAATACATCGCTTGATTTATCTAGCCCAAGAAAATCAGCTATAACTACTAACAGAGGATATAGCATCATGCCCCCTAGAGTTATCCAACACATGTTCTTTTGGGCATCAGCTTTCTCATTCTGTAGCTCTAATTGTTGAAGTTTCTCTGAAGCCTTTAGTTCTTCATCACTCACAATGCCATCCCCATCTGTATCATATTTAGCATACTCAGACTCAGGATCTAATTTTTTGCTCATTTCTCTCTACTTACCTTTTGAGTTTTTTCTACTGTTCTCATTGCTCCAAGTCCAAGCATTCCAAGAAGGACAGGCATCATTGCTGACATATCTAAACTTGGCACTTCGACCCCCATCTCTGCTAAAAGCAAAACAAAATTAGCCATTGGTATGAGGATATAGTTCGAGAGTAAGGCAATACAACATGTCCAGCCGACGGCTGGCCTCCAGCCCGCTACAAACATAGATTTAGATGCCGCTTCGACTTTATTTACTTCCAACTGACCTTTGGCTAATTCCTGCGCGTGGCGCTCTGCCATCGAACTCAACTCTGCCGCGATCTTCATTTTCTCATCAGCGTCAGGTATAAACTTATCAAGTAGCCCAGTAACAGGCCCAACTAAACTAGTTAAAAGACTCATATTATTTATCCTTAGTCATAAAGAGTAGTATCAGGCGCTACCATTCTAGGAATACAGTAAGCACTAATGTTCTTCTGGTTATAATAAATGTACTCATCAGGTCTTGTTTTACCTTTTTCTATAGCTCTTGCAAATTTATTGCAACGATACACGTCTCTAAACAACATTCTATCATCTGAAATAACTTCATCATTAACAACAACTACCAGCAAGAAGGCCATTAGCACTTATTACGTCCACATTTTCTAAGGTTACGAATTTCTTCATAACGCTCCAGCATCTCCACTTCTTTCCATTTGTTCCAAACTTGTTTTACCCCCCAACCCGTGACAGACAGCATGATGCACAATGTAAACAACAAAAACACAATGGCATAATTTCTAAATTTAGCCCTTCTTATCTTTCTTTTGCGAGCGATATCCCGCATGTAGTCTGCATGGTCACGTTCACTTTGAGCGCGAATACGCTGAGCTTCTTTCCATACATCTCCACAACCAGCCATCAAACAAATATCTTTGATATCTCTCTCGGCTTGTTTGATTTTCCTCCTTTGAATACTGAGATCCATTGCCTCTTTAGTGGTCAATGGTCTTTTGAGTTTAGTTTTCTTTTCCCAAGAGTCTAATTTGGAAGCGGTATCAGAAAATTTTCCAAGTAACTTTGCAGCATCAGAAGCGTTAGCTTGGGTGTCACGCAGGGTTTGTATAACCCCATTGACAGCGTTAAGTGCTGCCCCTATAGCCGCTAGTTCGGCAAACATAAAGCATCACACTACAAGTACTTAGCTAAAAATACAGTAGCTAAAATAAATGGGTAAACCCCCCAAATAGAAAGCTCTAGCCTATCCATACGCTCAGAACCTCTCTCAAGTCGAGCTTCTATATTATCCCAACGTATTGCACATTCACGTTCATGGGCTTTAATTTCAGCTAATGCTTCTGACTCGCTCATTTAACTTCTTTAAAGTGTAGGTTTCGTAGCAGGAAAATCACCTGTTGAAGGCCAATCTCTTAGTTTAGTCCGATAAGCCTTATAAGCATCAAGTTGTGGATGGTCGGATACAGCTACAACCCAGTCAGTATTTTTAAGCTCATCATTTCGCCATGCTTTTGCACGTTCCTGTGCTGTGCTTTGTTGGTAATTTGATACTTGCCAACTCATTTTGATATCTCCGAAGGATCATTATAAAAAACACCGTCTTTATATATTTTTCCCAGTGCATCTTCAGAAGCTTTCACATGATTAGGTAACTGTGCAAAAGTCCAAATAGTTGAAACCACAGTATCATGCTCTTCTTCTGTGCCGTCATCTTTTACCCAAATTAATTTTTTTGTGGTGGCGTACCATTCATTTTCACTCATATTCAATTACCTCCCATGAGTAATAAAGCACATATATAGAATTAGTGGAATAAAAAGAAATTTGTGTCGTACTATTTAACCATGCGCGAAAAGTACCTGCTTGTGGATTTGTACTATTAGTGTATCTCATAGTACCGGGGCCACCGAAAGTTAAAAATGATTTATCTAAATCTACTGCGTTTATAGATACAGTGTCGGTACTTTCATTATAATAATTCGCGTTACCTCTTTGAATTGATTTTATTACTTTGTTACCTAAAACTGGCATTTAACTACCTCCTCCTTACTCATATTCAATTACCTCCCATGCGTAGTAAAGTCGATATATAGAACCAGTAGAATAAAAAGAAATTGTAGTGGTATTTGATAAAGTTGCTTGGAAAGAACCCCCCGCCGTATTTGTACCACTAGTAATTTTCATAGAACCGGGGCCATGAATAGTCAAAAATGCTTTATCTAAATCTACTGCGTTTATAGTTACAGTGTCACTACTTTCATCGGCATAGTTCCCAGTACCTCTTTGAATTGTCTTGATTACTCTGTTGCCTAAAACAGCCATTATATGCTCCTATAAAGTATGCCATCCAATAGTGTCATTTACATAGACAAACTGCACAGAAGCACCTTGGTTCAATGTCCCATCTTCTGCAGCAGAATCTATTTTTTGACTACTTGTACGTGCTACAGTAACTACCCCTGCTCCCACATTTGATAGTATTAGTGTTGCTCCTTCTGAACCTGACGGTAATGTATGGGTCAAAGCGCTACCGCTATTAGACACGTATTGCCCTGCTGCAACTAAACTCGTTGCTGTCGTTATAACTGACCACCCACTATACGTTTTATCTGCCCAATCTAATACACCTGATCCATTTGTAGCAAGTACTTGATCTGCGTCTCCGTCATCAGCGGGTAGGGTTAACGTGTAACTACTTCCGATAGTAGCTGGAGCTTGTATGGCAGCATACTCTCCCCCACTACTGTCTTGTAGCCGCAAATCTCCTTGCGCTAGAATGTTTACCTCTCCACTAACATTAACCGCATCGGCACTTTGATCCCACTCAAAATATTTACCGCTGGTAGCCCCGAAAAACTTTACGTCATATCCTGTATCATCAACACCCACAGACAGAGTGTTATCAATCTGTACTGCACCATCAACATCAACAGCGTCTAAGTTTGTTGTACCATCTACGTCTATATCTCCTGAAATATCTAAACTAGCAAAAACAGAAGTGCCTGTTCCTGTTACTGTTCCTCCTACCCCTAAATTACCAGCAACTGTTACATTTGTAGTTCCTGTAGGTATTTCTAGTACATCTGCATCAGCGTCATTCTTAATAGTTACGTCATTAGTAGATCCTTGCCCTGTAAGTATAAGACCTTCAGCAGCGGTGTACCCTATAGCAGCATTATCTCCAGCAGAAGTATCTCCTGTAGCTTCTACGGTTGCTCCAGTGATAACACCAGATGCTGTTATGGTAGCGGCTGTTGTTGTACCTGTAAGATCTAAATCAGCCAAAGCATCAACTACCGCTGCACCAGAACCAGCACCGTCAAGGTAGACTGCTTTGACCCCTCCGCTTGGTATGTTAACCGTTGCGCCAGATCCTTGTTTGATAGTGATTATCTGAGATCCCGTAGTGGCGTTCTCAATAATCATTACCCGCGACATAGTATTTGGAGCTATGGTTAATTCTCTAGTAGCTGATAAAGTAGCCCCACTAGTAACCTTAAAATATAGTGCCCGTGCAGGATCATCTGCCCCATCTGCTACAGTTGTAGTTGCATTAGCATCCGAACCAAAAGAAGCCTGTGTTGCGTACCCTAAAGCTTTACCAATTAACTCAAGGTTTGTATTAGTTTTTGTACCCCAAGTACCAGAGGCGTCCCCTGTTGTTATTTCTTCTAGTCTTAAATTATTTACATATGTAGCCATAATAGGTACCTGTTATACATCTTTCCATCCGATTGTCCCGTCCACATACACTAACTGTGTTGAGCTATTTGTTGTAAGTGTTCCATCTTCTGCGGTTGAGTTTATAGGTTCGCTATTTCTACCAACAGTTACTGTTCCAGCACCCGCGTTATGTATGACTACTGTATTTCCCGCACTAGGGCTTGCAGGAAGAGTAATAGTAAAAGCACTTCCACTATTTGCAATTAATTGATCCGCTGAAGTTGCCGTATAGGCACCTGTTTTAACTGACCATGCGGTATAAGCCCCACCTGCCGATGCAAAACTAAGGTTTCCTGATCCGTCAGTTGTTAACGCCTGTCCCGCATCGCCATCACTAGAAGGTAAGGTTAAAGTTATATCTGACGTAGAAGCGGGGCCAATCAATGTTACTTTGTTTGTGCCATTATCAGAATCTTCAAAAAATTCTAAAAAACCAGCGGAAGTAGCCCCGTTCTTTAACTGCGCTCCCGCATTGATAACAGGTGTAGTAATAGTTGGAGTGGTCAGTGTCTTGTTTGTTAATGTGTCTGTCGTTGCTTTACCAACTAGAGTATCTGCTGAAGCTGGCAAAGTTATTGTAACGTCGGCTGTAGACTCAGGGCCAATTAGTGTGACCTTATTCGTACCATTATCTGAGTCTTCAAAGAACTCTATAAATCCTGCGCTAGACGCTGCATTTTTAAGTTGTAGCCCTGCATTAACAACAGGCGTTGTTAACGTCTTATTTGTAAGCGTGTCTGTCGTTGCTTTACCTACCAATGTATCAGCAGAATCAGGCAATGTAATGGTTATATCCGCAGTCGAAGCAGGGCCAATTAGTGTGACCTTATTCGTACCATTATCAGAATCTTCAAAAAACTCTATAAAACCAGCGGAAGTAGCCCCGTTTTTTAACTGTAGCCCTGCATTAACAACAGGGGTCGTAATAGTGGGGGTAGTAAGTGTTTTATTGGTTAAGGTATCTGTTGTTGCTTTACCTACTAAAGTATCTGTAGAAGCAGGTAAAGTTAAAGTCTTATTACCGTCAAAAGCCGAATGAGCCGGGGCTTGTATTTGTACATAGTGTGCGTTACTTGATTCACAATAAAATTTTACCGTGCTTTGTGTACCACCATTTTTTAAAGCTATATCGCCTTGACTAATTTCTACACCATTAGTACTACCACCTGCAACACCAAGCGTTCCCACCACTGTTACATTAGTAGTTCCTGTTGGTATTTCTAATACATCCGCATCTGCATCATTCTTTATCGTTACATCATTGGTAGAACCTTGCCCCGTAAGAATAAGCCCTTCTGTACCTGTGTACCCCATAGCAGCGTTATCCCCTGCTGAAGTATCTCCTGTAGCTTCTACAGTGCTTCCGGTTATAACCCCAGATGCAGTTAAAGTAGCAGCGGTTGTAGTACCTGTTAAATCAAGATCAACCAAAGCATCAGCTACTGCAGCCCCCGCTCCAGCCCCATCCAGATAGACCGCTTTAACAGCCCCAGTGCCAATAGTGACTGTCGCACCAGAACCTTGTTTAATAACAATGGATTGTGAGCCAGAAGTAGCATTCTCAATAATTTGAAAACGCTTCATGGTATTGGGGCCAATAGTAATTGTACAAGCCGAATCTAACGTACCTGTATATTTTAGATATATAGCTCTTGCTTGATCGGAAGCCCCATCTGCTACGGTAGAAGTATGAGTGTCTGCATTGGTAGTTATTGCCTCAGTCCCAATACCTAATGCTTCCCCAATTAGCTCAAGAGATGTATTTGTACTAGCCCCCCAATCACTGTCACCAGTAGCGGGTTCTGCCACTCTTAAATTATTTACATAGGTCGATGCCATAAATTATGCCGCTATATCTGTCCAATTTGGTGTTTGTGATGTACTTATTGCCGTCCAATTAGGAGTTTGATCTGTTGGAACTATTCCCCACACAAGCACATCATTTATACCTGAAGTGCCTAATACCCCTGTAACCCCTATAGATATACCTCCTCCCGCTGTTTCTGTTGTATTCCCAGCAGTAGCAGAAGCTGCAACACCTGTTACATTTACCCCTGTATCACCAGTAGTGGTAACACTGCCTAAAGCACTGGCTAACCCAGTAAAGGCAACGTCTTGGTCATAACCTCCTTCGTTGTAACCTTGGGTTATACTGTCATAACCCGAAAATAGTATGGTTACGTCAGCCATCAGGCGATCCGAATTATGGCACTACTAGCGTCAGCAGTAGGAAAACTAACAGTAAAATCCCCACTACTTGATGCTTTATCTGATCCAAAATCAAGCACCAGTACTGCTCTATTAGCGGAACCTGCTGTAGTCGAAGAGTTATAAATTAGTGCTCCTCTAGCGGTAATAGTAGAACTAGACCATGTAGTATCTGCAAAATCTAACAATGCGGTAGTAGAAGAAGTAGTAGGAGTAACATTTGTTAATGTGTTCCCTCCAGCAGTATAGGCTGTTCCACTTGCTTCATTGCTAGTGCTGTATGCCGTAGTACCCGCTCCAAGACTAGCACTGCTAGTAAACAAAGCAATTTTAAACGTGTTACCAGAACCTGTAGAAGTTGTAGTACCCCCACCAGAACCACTAGTAAAATTATGCACCCCTTGTAACAACTCCTGTTTAAAAGATGTACATAATGCTTGAGATATAGCCATTACAGTTTCCTCAGTATTTCAGCCATATCTTCATGGCCTTGTTGTTTAAGCAAGTTATAAAGTGTAGTTCTATCACTCTGTATAGCTTGATTTAAGGTATGTACGATTACATGGAACATCCTTTCCCTAAACGCTTCTGCCTGTTGTTTTAGTATAGGGTCTGTAGTGTCAGCAATACTTATTAACTTAACAACAGCATTTGCGGCTAATTCTTCTGCAGAATGCCCTCTATTTTCAGTAGTCTGTACGTTGAAACTACCTGCCGCTGCTTTTACCTCAACATCAAACATATCAATTCACCTGCATCTTATACTGCCCGGAACGATAAGTATCTTCTCTTAACTTATTATCAGCAAGAGCACCTAGTAACGTAAGCGCCTCCATGTACATTTTTTGATACAAATCTACTAAATCAGGCTCTCCTTTCATAAACCTGATAGCTTCTACTAAAGCCCCATTTAACAATGCGCTATCAAAGTCATCTCCCAGCCAAGAAGTACTTGCAGTAACTATAGATTCTGGGTAGTACCCATAGTGTAACTCTACGTCAAAAGACGCATTAGGAGTTGGGCCTACAATACATGAGGTATCAGTAAAATAAGCATAGTGCTTTGGAACCCCTGTTGTAGCAGGATTTGGGTATGCTTCCCGCATGAAATTTACGTCTTTATTCAACAGATAGATGTAATTACTAGAACTAATTATCGCAAGTGAATACGTCCATAAAAAATCAGTAGGTAGTGTAAGATACTTAGTACCACTCGATAGGGTACCCGTTTGATTCTTACGTAACGCAGGGAATTGAACAGTGTTATAGATCTTCTGCTCTGTTTGTTGCGTAAACAGCTTTAACTGGTCATCTGTAAAAGTAGTCTCACAGATATCCTGAACATTAGTCTTTAACTCTGTATAATTCATAACTTACGCCATCGGGCCTCTTGCGTATATCCCTTTTGTAGCTGCTCCAGTGCCCCGTATTTTCACTTTTCTATTATTAGCGTTCTTTCCTTTTCTCTTTTTCTTTGTTTTTGGTTGCTCAAATAACATACTTATACTCCTTCTAAGTTACTGTTACTGTTACAGAACCTACACTTGCGGTTCCAACTAAATCATTAGTCGTTAACTCAAATGGGTTATTCCCGTTACCTACTGGCTCCCATCCCCACTGGATGTTCCTACTACTTTCATATCCAGCAAAATCTGGTCTTGGATCTTTAACAGCTTGTGGGTCATCTATTGGAAACTCCCCTAACCTAAGTTGTGGTTGATCTGGGTTCCAGCATTCAGGACACGCTTTTATATTTGTATCCCGCCCTTTTTCTATTAAGTTCCTTAACTCCTTTAACTTATAACGAAACCCGCATATATCACATTCTGCTATTGCTATTTTTGCAGATGCGTACCTAGCCATTATATAGCTCCGATACGCGGAATATAATAATCCGAAGTCTTCTCTCTATCTTCCGCAGCAGCTAATGCAAAAGCTTCATCATATATTTCTTTTAGCATAGGCACTCTTTCTACTAATTCGGGTATCTTTAAAGCAATATTGTAGGCTAATCCTGCTACCAGACAAGGTAAAAACCTAAAATTCATATCTGCAGTTTCTACCCCATTACCAGCGTCTTGGATACGTCGTATACGCCAATACCTAATGACATAGGTATCACTCTTATCGGGTACAGGCCACAGATTCAATACAGGAGCATCCCTTTGCCTGTCTATCCACATTTGTATAGGTCTACCTTCACTTAACTTGTTAGGTATAGAAGAGTAAGCACTTACCCCTATACGGTTAAGGGTAATGTCTGATTGAGTAGTTGTATTGCCAGAATTAGTTCTTATTACCTGTTCTATAAGGTCTATAGTGTCAGCAGGTAAAGTGTACTGAGAAGTACTTTCTGTAAGAGATACACTACCTTCCTCTACAGTCCACAGATTAATGCCCCGGTTCTGCCACTCTATAGTCATCAGATTCATAGACCTACGAGCAGTTCGTAGATCATAACCAGAACGCATCTCTCGCCCAGCGCGTTCCCACGCTTCTTCAGCGATTTCAGTAAAATCCATGTCAAATGTAGCAGTACCAGAAGTAGCCATAATTACTTACCGTTTAAAAAGGCTATAGAATCTTTAACAAGAGCCGTTTTATTTTTTCTACGGTCTAACTCTAATCCGTGTTGCCGCATTTCTTCTTCTAACTCAACTTTAGTCATTTGGTTAAGTTCAGACTTAGAAGGTACTCTCACCTTTTGTTCTTTTTTTGGGGGCGCTTTCTTTTTAGCTTTAGGAGCAGCAGGTTGCAATTCATTTAGCCTTGCTTCTGCTTCTTTTTTACCCATAAGATCGAAAACGGTAACATCATAAGTGCCATCTTCTTTCTTAGTGCCTATTTGAAATATAGGCTCTCCTGTATTAGAAAACACCCCATTCTGAAAAACTTCAAGTTTACTCATCATAGCTCCTATGCAAACAGTGTTTTTTTCCTACGGTTATTCATAACCACCCCGCAACCTTTATGGTGTCTTCGCTTTCTAGCAAGCCCACCTTCTTTAAATTTAACTTCCGCAGCTTTAGTATTTTTTACTACGGTTTTACCTCGACTACCTTCTCGTTTCTTTTTCTTAGCAGTACTTGCTCTTTCTTTCTTAGTAAGATTTTGGGCTTTCTTTCTAGGTAGACAACGATCAGGGTTCTTCTTATCTTTAGAAGTACCACATTTACCTTTTATTTTGCCGTCAGTACCTATACGCACCCAATCCTGATCTCGCCATCTCTTTAAAGCCCCCATTATTTTTTACCTTTACCGTACTTAGGGTCTTTACAATATTTACTAGCCGCCATATTAGCGTAAGCAGATGGGTATGTATCAAAAGTACGCTTTGCCCAAGCTTTACCTTTTGCACAAATCTTACCCCCACTTTTGTAGTATCTACGCATGTTAAGAACCCTTCATCGTAACCATTTTAGCGGCACGTAGTCCCTTTTTCTCAATACCTGCACCACGCACTTTACCGCCTTTGGCATAGCCTTTGGTTTTCATTACGCCACCTTTGGCATAACCTTTGGTGTTCATCATGCCACCACCTTTCATACCACCTTTGGTGTTCATCTTAGTTCGCATCATGCCACCACCTTTCATACCACCTTTGGTATTCATCTTGGTTCGCATCATGCCACCACCTTTCATACCGCCCTTAGTGTTCATTTTAGTCTTCATCGTCATTATTCTCCGCGTACAAATTATCAAATGTAATTGAAGCATTCATGTAACTATCGTCACACTCTGCACTATGAGTCCATTGGCTAGGTCTAAAGTCTGGTGCGCCCTCTCCGCACTCCCAAAGAGCAGGATTTGTAACTCTTACTCTGTTATTTGGAAGAGCTACTATATTACCTGTCCAAGGCCCAGCATCAGTAAGTTCTAACACATGACTTTGTTTATGTTGAGCAGGATCATCAGAAATACTGCTATCTGTATAATCAACTGTGAACATATACTTACCAGTATAAAACTCTCCATCTATCTTACACACCCAAGGGCTAGAACTTGTTCTATCATAGATATGTACTTGATGGTTACGAGAACTACAATCCCAAGGTTGACACAATCTTGGAACCATAGCTTCAGGCCACTCTTCCAACACAGTATCTCCCACTAGTGCAGTTATAGGCATACGCGCCCACATAGCTCCACCGTGTATATTAGGTTCGTTATCATCGTCATATGTCTCAGCCCCTGTAAAAACTAACTGAAAACTTAAACACCTATCTGGTATACATGTCACGGCTATTGCTAATGCGTGTATATACTCTCCATGATACTGTTGATGGTTATGTGTGTACTCTTTTCTAACCCAACATTTAAAATGCGGTATATTCGATTGCAAATACGCCAACTAACATCTCCACCGTCTTCTAGCTTGTCGTAGCCTAGAATTAGGGTTTTTAGCTGCTTTAGGAAATTTCTTCATTTGCCCTGCGGAACGAGCACAATAAGACTTACGCCTAGACGCTCTTTTTCCTTTGGGTTTTTTCTCTGTAACAGCCGTTTGTAGTTTACTTCCGGGGTTGTTCCTACGGTACTTAGCAACCCCTTTTTTAGTCATACCCGCGCCAGATTTAGTGGGGCGTTTATCCCCACTTTTAATTGACATACCTTTCATGCCCGTATCTTTACGCTTACGCTTACGGACAGACCCACCTTTCTTATAATAGATACGCATAGAGCGCCACCTATGAGAAAAACGTAGTCATTGCTGTAAGGTCTGTAACCGCAGTAAAAGTTACAAATCCCCCACTAACAAATAAAAGGCCGTCATCTGGTACATCAGGGTAAGAGTTAGTACTAGCTCCAGCCACAGTAGCAAACTGCATTTTTATTGTGCCCGTGCCAGAACCTTCTCTAAACACTATCGTAGCTGCACCGCTACCATTAACCACATAAATACCACGCAAACGACAACGTGCTACAGATATTACTCCACAACAGCTAGTCCCAGAACCAGCACTAACATTACCAGCAGGATCACCTACTGCAGTTATAGAAGTAATAGTGGCAAAAAACTGTGTGCCTGTAGCTGTACCCGCATTAGCTCCTGTTACAGACTCTGAAGCGGCATCACCTGATTCATCCGTACCAACAACAGTAAAGGAAATCCCAGAATCATCACCAGCACTAAGAATGGTAATATTTCTTGGGCAATCAAAAGTAACTGACCCTCCAGAAGCTAGAGCACCTCCTATTACAAGCGCAGCATTATTACCTACGGCAGCGGCGGTAGAAATACCATCAGTATCTGCTGCTGCGGCAGTTATAAAACTGGATGTTACATCACTACCTGAACCTTTAAGGGCCATAATAATTTACCCCCCATTAGGCAATTTGCACATATTCAATAATGAACGTAAACGATCCAGCAGTGGTCGCATCAACAGTATTAGTTATGTTGCAGTAAATAGTTCTTTCAGCAGATGCGTATTGAACGGACGCAGGAGCAGTTGTGCCGCTTTGCGTTTGTACTACCAAAGTTGTCGTTGTTACATTTCCAAGAACAACAGTAGTGCCTCCATCCAAAATTTCATCTGTTACTGCAGCCACAATTTGTGCGCCAGAACTACTGGTTCCTACTTCATAACCAATATCCCCTGTTCCAATAACAGGAGCAGTGGCACAAAATATTTTAATGTCTGTAATAATGGTGTTTGCAGGTTGTGTAAATTCACCGATAGCAGGACTATCCCCAGCAGTGGTGTTTACAGTTACCCCAGTGGCGAAACCAACATGCTTAATGTACTTGTCAGTTACAATTCCAGTGGAAGCGATAGTTGCTACATCGGTAACAGCACCAGTAGTAGCATTTTTTGATATTACTTTAAACCCATTTTCGGAACGAACTGGGCCGTCGAACGTAGTATTAGCCATGTTAATCTCCTGTCTTGGCTAGTGTCAGTCCTAAGACTGTCAGGAAAAAATAAAAAAGGGGGGCAAAGCCCCCCTGTATTATGCTCCGGGTGAACCGAAAATA